CTACACGCCACTATCAAAGGACGGCAACGACCTTCCAGTTGATAACCGAGTTCAAACGATCACGGTAAAGACTGGTACGGGTGCCGCAGTAGGTGATGCGTTCACCGTTGCGAACGTTTACGCTACCGGACACATCAATAAGCAATCCACTGGAGAGCTTAAGACGTTCCGAATCTTGGCAGTAAACAGCGCTACGAGCTGGGACATCTCGCCTCCGTTCATTCCTGCTGATGGATCTGACCAAGCGCAGAAGGACTACGGAAACATCGACACCGTTCCTGCTGACTCGGCGGCTATCACCGTTCTAAACACGGTCACTAAGCCCTGTTCGGTATTCTACGAAAAGGACTGCGTTGAAATCATCCACGCTGACTATAACCTCGACCCATTCCGCGAGAGCGGCAAGCAGGTCCGGGTCAAGACTACCGATAGCGGAATCACAATTGCGATGCTTTCCGATTCTAACGTAGATACGTTGGTCGCTAAGTACCGTATGTTTATCTGGATGAACGTGAATGTCTTGCAGCCTGAAGCTGCTGGCATCATGCTTCCATTCCAGACGTAAGAAAACACTCAACAATAGCAGGGGGTCTAAATGGCCCCTTGCTTTACCAATTTCAAGATATGCCAAAACGAATGATCTACCGATGCCCTGGAGCTCAAAAGCTACATGGGGTAATGTGCGAAACTAAGGTCGTAGAATCTGGAGAATTGCCTGATGGATGGTATGATTCTCCCAGTTCGGCACATGAATCAACCATCAAAAAGTCGCCTCCACCTTCACCACCAAAGAAACAGAGCAAGAAGTCTCTGAAGAGGGATCGCCGCCATGAGCTGGACTAAGCGACAATTCATTGACCGCGCACTTACCGAGATAGGGCTTGGTAAGCGCAGCTATACTGCCACGCCAGAGGATTACACCGACGCATTGGCCGTGTTCGATAGCATGGTTTTGGATTGGCAGGCTAGGTTCAATGTAGGGGTTGGGTGGCCGGTCGCCGACAATCCAGAAGATAATGATATCGACCAAGAAACACAGGTTCCTCTACCTTTGACTCTTAGCGTTTGGGCAAATGGTGCGACGATGATCGCTTCTCAGTTCGGAAAGCAGGTAATGCCGAAGACAAATGCCCTCGCCAATTCGTCATTCAAGAACATGATCACATTCTTGGTTCCGCGACAGAGCAAGAGACTTCAAGGAGGCGTACCTCTCGGAGCGGGTAATCGTAGATTCGGCGTAAATGCTCACGGAAACATATTCTCACCGCCACCAAGAGGCAGGGACAATCACGGAAACAGTATAACACGACCTTAAATCATGACTTGCTATTCAACACCATCAGGTATCGCAACGACTCCCAAAGCTCCAAAGCTGACCAGTCGCTTTCAGTATTTCGACGGGTCTGCTTGGTACGACGCGACAGCGGAAGAGATACTCGCACTTGCCGACGTAGACCCGACCGCGTACCAAGGGCAGTACACGGCCCAGTACGAGGCTCCTTTGACCGGCGACAATGTGCCAATCACAGACGGCTCCAACAATATCGAGCTTCGACTTCAGCCTGCCGGAGCGATTGCTGCTTTGACTGTCACCTTCCCCGCTTCGACCAACGCGATCGAGGGGCAGGAAGTAATAATGACATCGAGCCAGATCGTTACAACTCTCACGCTGGCCGGCAACGGTGCGACGATCCAAGGCGGGGCAACTGCCTTCACTGCCGGCGGGTTCGCTCGATACCGGTTCGACAATCTCTTTACGCAGTGGATTCGAGTCGGGTAATGAGTACCGGATGGAAATGCGCGGTTGTCGCAGCGGTTATCATGTCTGCTTGCGCGGTTTTGTTTTCACTGGTGGCACTTCTTATAGTTTAAATGCAAATTCCAATCCTAACCGGTTCATTCACGGACGATAACAGCGATTTTCGCACGTCCTACCCTAAGAATCTGGTCCCTGTTCCTAAAAAGCAAGGGATCAGCCTTGGATATCTGCGCCCGGCCTATGGTATTGTTCCGCTTGGCACCGGGTCCGGAGTCGACAGGGGTGCGATAAATTGGAAGGGGTCTTGCTACCGAGTCAGCGGAACAAAGCTGATTCAGGTTGCAACGGATGGGACCACTACTGTTTTAGGCGACGTTGGAGGCACCGGGCAATGCTCAATGGATTACTCTTTCGATCGGCTTTCTGTCACATCAGGAGAGAAGCTTTTCTACTGGGACGGCGTAACTCTCACCGAAGTCACCGACCCAGACGCGGGGGTTGCTCTTACGCACATTTGGGTTGATGGATATTTCATGTGGAACGATGACGAGAACCTTGTTGTTTCCGAGCTGACCGACCCGACCGACGTTAACCCGCTCAAGTACGGAAGCAGCGAGATCGACCCTGACCCGGTAATGGCTGTGATCAAGGTTCGAAACGAGCCTCATGCGGTCAACAGGCATACAATAGAGCCATTCTACAACAACCCGAACGCTGGGGCCAATGAGTTTCCATTTCAGCGGGTAGAGAACGCCCAGACCACGAAAGGCGCGGTCGGTTCGTTCGCTTGCTGCGAGTTCGATGACTCGGTTGCATTCGTTGGCGGCGACCGTGATGAATCGAACGCGGTATATCTGGCGGCGAATGGATCTTGGCAAAAGATATCCGATCAGGAAGTCGACAAGGTTATCAATGATCTTACCGACTCCCAGCTTGCGGACATCGTTTGCGAAAAGAGATTCCACGAGTCGCATTCGTTCCTTTATGTCCATCTCCCAGACCGCACCCTTGTTTATGATCTGTCCGCATCGAAGCTCATGCAGCAACCAGTATGGCACGAGTGGGGAACAGGGCGAGATGAACACAACAGGCTTTTGTGCCGTAATATGGTATGGTGTTACAATGAATGGATTGTGGGCGATCCCGACAGCTCCCAGATCGGCACGCTCAGCAATGCAGTAGGTTCTCACTGGGGTGAGTTGAACGGCTGGCGGTTCGATACTGGAATTATTTACAACTCGAGCCGAAAGCTTCAGATCCATGAGCTTGAGTTCGTCGCGCTGACTGGCCGGGTTGCGTTAGGAACCAGCCCTCAGATCTGGACAAGTCACAGCACTGATGGCGTTGAGCCGTATAGCCAGCCTCGCTATATCGACGCAGGTGAACAGGGACAGCGCAACAAGCGCCTCAGGCTTCAGGGCGGCGGCATCATCGATAACTGGCGCATTCAGCGCACCGAGGGAACAAGCGACTCTCATCTGTCATTCGCGAGGATCGAGGCCCGCGTTGAACCTATGAACTGGTAGGATATGGCAACAATTACCAGACCAAGCAAGCCTCTCACATCCGATCTTCGCAAGATGATCGGGGCTAATAGCAACCCGCGTACACTCAAGGCATTCGAGCAGTTATTCGAGGCGGTGCCTGGTGATCTGAATCAGATAATTGAGGAGATCGACGCGCTCGATGTTCGGGTTACTGAGCTTGAACCAAATTACATCGTTATCACTTCCGACGATTCACCATACACAGCGGCTAATAACGACTATATCCTCTGCGACATGGATGCGGGTCCAGTTGACGTTGTAATGCCAACATCCGGCAGATTGTCCGTTTCAAGAAAACACATAACCGGAGGAGCCAACGCCCTCACTTTAATTGGGACTATAAACGGTGAAGTTGACCCAGAGATATTGTTTGATGGCTCTTGCGCCACAATGGCGCACATTGCCGAATGGAGATACGTATGAGTTTCGAGCAAAACGCTAATCTAATTTCAACGGTTAATAGCCGTCCAGCATCCACTCTAGCAGCCGGAGCCACCTTCCAAGGCACCTCTGAGGATGTGTCTAACTACGGACGGGCCGGTGTCGCAATAACATCAAGCAATGCTACTGATGGTGTTCTGACGTTCGAGGTCTCGCAAGACGGAATTAACTGGGGCGGGCCAACGAGAGAGTGGGAGGATACGCGCTTCGCACAACCTCACATGTGGAACATTGTGGAGAAGTACTTCCGTATTCTTTACACGAATGGATCTACTGAAGCGACAGATTTGGCCATTCAGGTCCAATATTCCAAGAACGCAAATATACTACTTGCCCATCAACTCACTGAGGTTTTCAAGGATGAGACTGAGGCGATTGCAACTAGGTCTGTCTTGGTTGGTCAAACGACAGGCGGTGACTATGTAAATGTTCCCGTTGATGGCAATGGACACATCCAAGTGGACATTCCGAAGACTGCATTTGACGAGATGCTTGTAGCCGAGCTTACTCCGTTGGTTCAGGCTCAATTTACATACGGAATCAACTCGCTTCAATTCTTACAATTTCCCGGAAACGGAGGAACCATAGCCGGAACCGACGGAATGGCCGTGTTAAACTCTGGCACATCGGCAGATGGATTCTCCATAATGTTAAGCAACGACGTAGTTCGCTACAACGCCGGTCAAGGAACCTTGGCGCGTTTTAGTGGGCTATACACCACGGGAGTTGCCGACAGCGAGCAAACCATTGGGTTGGGGTTTAATCTACATGGTCTTTTCTTTGGGTACAATGGAACGGATTTTGGCGTACTTCGTAGGGATGGTGGGCAAACCGAGATGCGGAAACTCACTGTTACAACAGCTTCAACCACTGCCGAAAACATCACAATAACTCTTGATGGTGTTGCTGAAACAACCGTGGCCGTAACAAATTCCGGAGATGTTGCAGTTACGGCAAAGGAGATTGCGGATCACAATTACTTAAATGTCGGCAACGGGTGGGCCACTGAGGTCGCAGGAGATGAAGTGACATTCTTCTCTATTGATGCGGCTTCTCATAGTGGGTCTTATTCACTTTCTGGAGCGACTACAGCAGTGGGTAATTTCGCTCAGATTGCAGCAGGCAACACATCGACTGACTCGTGGGTGGCTCAATCCTCATGGAATGGCGATGTCATGGATGGCACAGGCAGAAGCGGAATTACCCTAGACCCAACAAAAGGGAACGTATTCCAAATAAGATATGAGTGGCTAGGATTCGGTAGGCTCCAGTTCTCCATACAAAATCCAAACACTGGTGAATTCATAGAGGTGCATTCAATCGCATACGGAAACGCGAACACTGCACCTAGCTTGGATAATCCGACTATGTCTCTAAGTGCCACTTGTAGGAATATGGGATCGACTACCGACCTAACTCTGAGGTCCGCATCTATGGCTGGCCTAATCGAAGGCGTAGACAGCGACATAGGCCCAACATTTTCTTGCGATAGGCTTTACACTATTGGCAGCACAACGGCAGAGGAACCAGTTCTCACGATCAGAGGAATGCAGCCTTATAATGGTTTGGTTAATCAAATCAGGAATCAATTGCTTTCGTTTAGCCTTACTTCTGATCTCAACGACGCAAGAGCAACGACAACCTTTCGGGTCTACAAGGGAGCAACTCCAATAAGCGGGACGAGCTACTCCGATGTGGCCAGCGGTCAATCTGCTACCCAATGTGACAAATCCGCAACCGACGTTGATTTAACCGGAGCAGAGGAAATTGATTCATTCATCCTAAGTGCCACTGAGTCAAAAATCATAGACCTCAGAGCCGTCAACGAAAAGGTTGGCCCTCCACAAACCATAACCATAACCGCCCAACCGTCCAAGGCTCACGCTTCTAATGAGATCGGTGCCGCAATTAACTGGAGAGAACTAATTTAGGATTGCCAACCCCGCCCCATTAACGCAACTTCCTTGCAATAGCCGAGTTTATCGAGTGTCCGGCTGCTTGACCTGGTAACAGAGAAAAAGTATGGACGCACAAAATCAGATTGTAGATAGCGGGCTGGATAAGCT